ATGACGTCAGCAACGAAACGTCCTCTCGATTCGATCGTCGTACTCGATCTGTCGCGCGTCCTATCGGGCCCCTACTGCACGATGATGCTCGCCGACATGGGAGCGGACGTCTGGAAAGTCGAGCCGCCGTCGGGCGACGACAGCCGCGGCCTGGTGCCACCGACGATCAATGGCGAGTCCGCGTACTTTCTCAGCGTCAACCGCAACAAGCGGGACATCTGCATCGACCTGACGCAGGACGCCGGACGACAGGTGCTGTTGCGGTTGGCTGCTCGTGCTGACGTCGTCATCGAAAACTTCCGGCCCGATCAGAAGCATCGGCTGGGAATCGCGTATGAGGACGTCGTCAAAGTCAACCCGGAGGTCATCTATTGCTCGATCTCCGGCTTCGGCCAGAATGGACCCTACCGCGAGCGGCCAGGACTGGACAACATCTTCCAGGGCATGGCCGGACTGATGGCGGTCACCGGCGAGCCGGATGGCTCGCCGCTCAAGACGGGCGAGCGGATAGCCGACGTGCTCACGGGGGTCAACGCGGCCTTCGGCATCGTGACGGCGCTGGTTCACCGCCTGCGCACGGGTCAGGGACAGTATCTCGAACTTGCGCTGGTCGATTGTTTGATCGCCGCGCAAGCGCCCCTGGTATCGTATTTCTTCGCCACCGGCGAGCAGCCGCCGCGCGCCGGCAACGGCTCGATCTTCTCGGCTCCGACGGGGACTTTCGAAACGGCCGATCGCCCACTCAACATCTGCGTGATGAACGAGAAGCACTGGAAGAAGCTGTGCGGCGCTCTCGGGCGCGCCGAATGGATGGTCGATCCGCGTTTCGGTAGCAATGCATTGCGCGTAATGAATAAATGCGCGCTGGATCCGGCGATCGCCGCGGAATTGAAAGCGAACACGGCAGAACACTGGTTGAAGCTGTTCGATCGCGAGGGAATTCCTTGCGGCCTTACCTATTCTTTTGCCGAGGTGTTCGCCGATCCGCAAGTCCAGTTCAATCAACTGTTGCAAAGCGTCCCGCACCCGGTCATCGGCACCCAGAAGGTGATTGGCCAACCGGTCCGGCTCAGCCGATCTCCGGCGGCGGTGACCGCTGCGGCGCCGGGTCTGGGTGAGCACAGCGAGGAAATCCTGCGCGCGGCCGGGCTGACCGCGGCGGAAGCCGCCGCTCTAATACGTAGCGGGATCGTGCATCAGTCAGCGCTTGCGGCGATTCCTGTGCGACCTTGAGATCGGCGCGGCAGGCCTCGGCTTCCCGCGGCGTAGTCCGTTTGATGTCGGCGATGTTGCTGCCACGAGGATTTCGTTGACTAGCTTTTCATGACAGCGCCATGCGTGGCGCGACGATCCCTGCCACCGAGCTCAGTTGGCGATCCATCCGTCCTTCGACAGTCGCCGGATCCACTCCGGCGTCACCATCAGGAGCTTGGCCGCGACATCGACAGCGATCGTGCCGGCGGCGTCATGGCCGCCCGAATTCGCAGACGTTCGCGCCATTCTGCCGGATCACTTTATGATCGGTGTCTCGTCGTTATCGCAATCAAATGATCCGATTATCTGCTTGGCTTTGCGGCAGCGTGAAGCGTGAATGCGGCGACCGAACGGAGACCGCCATGCGCACTCGCCCTGACAATCGCGCCGCCCTCGACGCCTTCATCGCCCGCAAGACCGAGATCGACACCATGCTCGCGCGGCTTCAGGCCTTGAGCGACGAGCACTTTGGATACGCGCCTGAGGGCATCAACTGGGGCCATGTCGGCACGCTGACGCACTACGCCGAGCTCCTGAAGCGCATCACCGACAGCGCCTTCAAGGAAGGCGAACACGCCGCATAGACGCCGACGCTCCCACGCCTCGCCCCGCATAATCCAATCGCGGGGCTCGAGGCAGTAGCGGGGCCGCGATGGTCCTGGCCCCTGCTACCGATGGAGCAACATCATGGCGCAACTTTCCGACTCCCAACTCGTCGTTCTCACCGCGGCCTGCCAGCGTGCCGACCGCTGCGTGTTTCCGGTCACCGCTAAACTGAAGGGCAATGCCGCGGGCAACGTTCTCAAGAGCCTCCTGAACAAGGGCTTGATCAAGGAAATCCGCGCCAAGCGCGACGATACCGTCTGGCGGCACGACGGACAGCGCGGGCGGATGACGCTCGTGGTGACCAAGGCTGCATTTGCGGCGCTGGGCATCGACCCTCGTGAGGCAGCGGCGGAAGCGGAGCCGGATGAAGCGGAAACGCCCACTGCCGAACCCGAGTCCGAAGTTGTTCCTGAGCCAATCGCTCCCAAGACAAAAGAGCCGAAAGCTCACCAGACTCGTGACGGCAGCAAGCAGGTTAAACTCGTCGAGATGCTGCGGCGTGCGAAGGGCGCGACCATTGAAGAGATCGCCGAGGCGTTCTCCTGGCAGCACCACACCGTGCGCGGCGCCATCGCCGGGGCGCTGAAGAAGAAGCTCGGACTGAACGTCACCTCAGAAAAAGACGAGAAGCGCGGGCGGATCTACAAGATCAGCGCCTGACGCTCTGCCTTTCCGGTAAGCTCAAGAGCCCGCCTTTTTGGCGGGCTCTCTTATCGCGGCAACAGATCGAACGGCTTCATCTGTCCCGGCAGTGCTGCCGGCATCAAACTCACGATGTCGAGACGTGCTCGTATCGAATTGTCGTACTTTGGGGAATGGCACTACATTTGACCGGTCCGGCAGGCTGGCCGTCACAAACGCTGGCGCAGGAACAGACGCAGAGCTCACGTCCGGCAGTGGCGGCGGAGCGGAACTAGGCGCCCGAGTCAGCCAGCCTTCGAATTCCAAAGCCGCGACAATACTTTCATAAGCTCTGAGGTTGTCTTCGTGCCGGCCGGTGTCAGCGGCGGTGAGGATTGCCGACATCACCTGCGACCAGGGAAGCCGAAGTCTGCAAGATTTTGGCAGATCCTTTAGGATGGCGTGCCCGGCATCTCCCAAGGTTTCCATAAACCGCATGGGCCCGCTCTTGGGCCCGATCGGGAACACCAGTGAATCACGCCAGCGCGGATACACACGCCGCCTCCCCTATGAATGGCGGTATTATTGAACAGCGATCAACGCCTTTCCAGCCGGAGAAGCTGGGATATCCACAGCCACTCGCCCGTGGGATCTATTTGTTGCCGAGTACTACTGCAGGCTGCCCGTCACCTGACGCACGAAAGGGCTGGCCAGTGGCGTCAAGCCGCGCCTCTCTGCCGGTTGTTTGCTCCCACCGTCTTACGATCACATCGACGTATCTGGGATCGAGCTCGATGAGCCGTGCACGGCGTCCCGACTGCTCAGCGGCCATCAGCGTCGTACCGGATCCGCCGAACGGGTCGAGCACAATGTCCCGACTCTTGGACGAGTTGCGGATCGCGCGCTCGACCAGCGCGACCGGCTTCATCGTCGGGTGCAGATCGTTCTTGTGCGGCTTGTCGAAGAACCAGACGTCGCCCTGGTCACGCGCGCCGCACCAATAATGATCGGTGCCGTCTTTCCAGCCATACAGGATCGGTTCGTACTGCCGCTGATAATCCGACCGGCCGAGTGTGAAGGTGTTCTTGGCCCAGATCACGAAGGTGGACCACTTGCCGCCGGCTTCGCGGAATGCCTTCTGCAGTCGATCAAGTTCCGACGACGACATGCAGATGTAGACCGCCCCCTTGGTGACCATCAGGATGTTGACGCAGGCGTCGTAGAGCAGCGCGCCGAAGTCATCGCCCAAAGCATCGTTCAGGATTGGCCGGTTCTTGCCGCGCAACTTGTCCTTGGCCGAGTTGGCATAGTTCACGTTGTACGGTGGATCCGTGAAGGCCATGTCGGCAAGCTCGCCATCCAGCACCTTCTCGACGTCGGCCAGCACCGTGGCGTTTCCGCACAGCACCCGATGCTCGCCGCAGATCCACAGATCGCCGGGGCGGCTGACGGGATTGGCCGGAGGCTCAGGGGCGTCGTCAGGGTCGCCATCAATATCGGCGCCAGTCAGCAGCAACTTGTCCAGTTCGTCCTGGTCGAAGCCGGTCAGCGTCAAATCGAATCCGGCCGCCTGCAGGTCGCCGAGCTCAAGCCGCAGCAGCTCGTCATTCCAGTCGCTCGATTCCGTCAGTCGGTTATCTGCGATTGAGTAGGCTTGGCACTGCGCCTCGGACCAGCCGTGGGCGACGATGGTCGGCACCTCGGCAATGCCCTCCAGCCTGGCGGCCTCGAGCCGGCCATGGCCGGCGATCAGCATGCCGCTTTCGCGCACCAGCACCGGCATGGTCCAGCCGAACTCGCGCAGCGACGCCCGGATTTGTTCGATCTGCTCAGGCCCATGGACGCGGGCATTGCGCGGGTTGGCCGTCAGCCGCTCAATGGCCCAGATTTCGACCTTGGCGGCCGGCCACGAGCCTGAGGGTTTGACATGCGAATTCATCGGTTTTCCGGGCTTTTTGGCGTCTCGAAACCCAACCAAACTGAGGTTTTTCGATTTGGAAAAACGCGCGTTTATCGGGCGGCGGCGCCCCCGCTCCCTAACCCCTTGAAGGAAGGACCCTTTTTGGCATTGCTGCGCCGCACACATGGCCGCCTGTGCGCTACTGTCCGACGGTTGGCCGAACCGTCGGGCGCGGCGTGGGCGCACGTACGGCCTCCTGTCGCGGTCGTCCAATGCAAGCGTCTGGCGACAGGTCAGCGCGGTAGCATGCGTGCGATCTCGTGGCCGATGCGTGCGACGATGTTGGCAACGCCGGCCTGCCACGCGGCAGCGCTGGTATCCTTCACCAACTCTCGCGCGATGTTCGGGCCGTAGACGCCACGGATCGGCAGTCGTTGCTTCGATCGCCGCAGGAACGCACGTCCGAACCTCGGCACGATGAACGAGTGCGCGAAGCTACGCCGCTTGTTCCACGGCGCTGCCGACACGCCCTTGCCGCGCTGCACACCACCGAACCAGGCGATGTTGGTTTCCTCACCGCGCGCCTTGAGTCGGTAGGTCAGTGTCGCCGTCGTCGAGTGGATCGTCGCCATCGCCTTGTCGATCGCGCCGTACTTGATTCCGGTCTGCTTGACGAGCGCGCGCTTGACCTGTGTGCGACCCTTGTCGCCCTCGTGGTTGAGTGCCCGCGACATGCCTATGCGGGCCTGCTTTTCGCCGAGGGCAGCGAGTTGGTTGCCGTAGCGAGCCAGGACTTGATCGCGAGCGTTGATGATCAGCTGCATCGCTCGCCCCCTTAATGCAAAACGCCCGGAGTGGCTGCTCCGGGCGCATTTCTGAGACTCCAATATCGGAACTTTTAGCCGGCGGTCGACATCGCGTCAACAGAAATTCGTGTGTTTTATCATCATGTTAATTCCTGCGTAGCGATGCGCATTTCTGCGCGCGTGAGCGCGTGCATGACGTGTGGAAAACTCTCACGCTAAAGCCTGAACACCCGCATCAGTGCATTCAATGCCACACGCAGGTTGCCCAGATCCACATCCGGCCAGCGCATCGCGTCCTCATCGGCACAGACGACGCGGTAGACGAGCAGCGTCGGCCGGCGGCCGGCGGAGAAGCGATTTTCTCGATCGCACTGATCGAGTGCGTCGGTAGCATCCTCGAACCGGCGTTTGAGCCGGTCGATGGCATCGAGCATCGGTTCACTGGGCGAGCTGCCGAAGATGCCTTCGTTGATCAGAATGCCGGCGACCGAGCATGGGCTCGGCAATGGCAGACCTATCGCGATGTGGTGGCGCCGATAGAGGTCGGCAAAGGCAACACCTGCCTGATACTGCTTGTCGCTGATCACCTCCCGAAAAGCCAGCCGGCCGAGAGCCGTGCCCAACCGCTCGTCACGGGCCTGCCTGGCGGTGACGCCGAGTTGCCGCTGACGAGCTGCGATCGCAGTTTGCATCGCCTCCCTCTCGGTCTCGTACTTGACGCGCTTGCCGCACGGATAGCGTCGGCCCGGTTTACGTGTGCGTCCGCGGATCATGTCATCACCTCCGGTCCGTATTGGTTGCGTGATCGACTTCTGGCAGCAAAGCGACGTAGCCGATGACATCGAGGATGCTGTCGCGGTGTCTCGGATCTCTGGCGAGGCGAGCGAGCTTGAGCTCGATCATGCACAGCACGACCTGTGCTGGCTTCACCGTGTGGCCCAGTGTCAGCGACCAGCGCGCGGCAATCGCCGCCATGGACACCGCAGCATCGCCATAGGCCATACCCCGCTCGTCCATGATCGCGGCCGCGTCCTGGAGAATCTGATCGGAGGTCATGCTCTGGCCTCCGACACGGTTTCCGCCGTTGGGCTCGCCGCTGCGATTAGGTCGACAACCGCGCCGATGATCGAGGCGGGTTCGGCATTGCCGAGCCGACCCATGCTGGCCGCGAGATCCTGGGGATCGACGCCGTGCTGAATGAGGCACGACATCACCACGCAGGCATCGGCGAGCAGCGCGTCGAGGTTCGATCCCGTCCGCATCCCGTGAGTGAACACTTCTCCGGGGCGTCCATCGGGATAGAACCCGATAGTCACGGTGAAGCGCGTTCCGCCATGCTCGACGCTGACAGTCTCTGCGGCGCGGCGGTCGGGCAGTTTGACCCGGGTCATCGCACGCCTCCCTGGGTCTCGATTGCCCACAGCAGGATTGCGATTGCGTCGGCCTCGTTGTCGTCGGCGGGGCTAAACCCGCGGGCACGGACCGCGGCGATCACGGCCTGCTTATCGGCATTGCCCTTGCCGGCGATGAACCGCTTGATCGTTCCGACGGGCACGCCCTGATAAGCAACACCGCGCTGCTCACACCAGGCTGTCAGCGTGGCGAGCAGGCCGCCGTGGACATGGGCGGCGTCGGTGCTCAAATGTCTTCTGATTTCTTCGTAATGGACGACACCAATGCCGGCAGCGTCCTCGGCCATGCTGTCGAGCCAGGCGCGGAATCGCAGGTAACGGATCCCGCCGCCGTCGTATCGGCTGGGGCGGAACGACACCGTGCCGCTGGTGATAGCGCCGTCGTTGGTCCTGATCGCGAAGCCGGTGGTGGTGCCTAGATCGATCGCGAGGATCGGGCCGCGGGCCGAACCGAGCGATTGTTCCGCCGCGGGGCTTGCCATTGCGGCAGGCAGAGTCAGAGTCGTCGAAGCCATGACTGGTCTCCGTTGTTGGGGTCTGTCGTGGTGGAGGACGGCGGCGGCTTGGTGCTTGGCCGTACTGGCCGCCGTCGTCTGTTTGGGGGCGACTAGGACGCCCCCTTTCCGCGTCCGTGACGGACGAGAAATTTCTGCTGAGTTTTCCGACCTCGTGCCGCGACGGGCGCACCGGGTCTGCGGTGTTGCTCACAGCGACGGTTTGGATATTTGGCCTTGAGCAAGGTCATGCACTCGAAGACCGCGCCGCAGGTGGCACAGTGGCTTCGCCAGCGAACGAGCGGAACCCGAACCCCGTCCGCCCGCGTGTGGAGCATGCTGCCGACGACCCGGTAGCGCTGCCCCTCGAACATCAGCACTGTGTCGAGGGGTGGAAGGATGCGGAAATTGATGGCGTGAACCACTCGGGGCTTCGAGATCAGGGGTGCCCCCTGGTGGTCCGGCTGGCCAAGTAGGTGATCGGACTGGCCCGGGCCTCTCCTCCTTGAATAGGGTCGCAACTGACGTGCGACCCTATTCGTAGAATAGGGGGAAGCACCTAACTCCTCCGAGATTGCATAACATACTGTTTTCATTTGCGTATTCCTGATTTTTGAGGAGTTAGGGAGGAGTTAGCGACCTAACTCCTCGTTTTGTGTAAGCCATTGATTTCATTGAGTGAGGAGTTAGGGAGGAGTGAGGAGTTAGGCCTCACTCCTCAGGAGTTAGGCCGTCCTCGACCCCCTCCGGGTAGACCCAGACCTGGGGGTTTTCGACGTCCAGACAGGTACCGGATTGGGGGCATTTGTAGTGGCTCGGCAGGACCGGACGGGGGTCCGTCGTGACCTCGCCGGTGGCCGGATCGGCACGCTCCTGCGGCGGGAAATGCATGCCCTCGACGCAGAGATAGCCGAACCTCGAACGGACCACCGGATGCCCGAACGCGGTGCCGTCGCGGAGGAACTTCACGAAGCCCTTCGTGGCGAGGACGCTCAGGCGCTCACGGACCGTGTGCTTGCTGCCCAGCCCGCCAGCATTCTCGAACTTCTCGGCGAACTGCATTGTCGAGTACAGGCGGCCTTCCTTGGCTTCGTCGAAGATGATGCCGAGAATCACGTCGTGTTTGCGCAGGCGCTCCGCATCGAGCTTCGCGCCCACCTCCTTGCGCACGAGGCGCTCGTTCATCGGATTGAGTTCGACCCATTGGCCTTTGACCTTGTCGATCAGCTTGGCCGGCAAGGCCGGACCGTTGCGCAGTTCAATCTCCAGACGGCGCGCAGTGTCATCTTCATTCGGCCGGTGCATGATGATGCCGGTGGTGTAAAAACCGCGCAGCGCGCTGGCGCCGGATAGCGCCTGGAACGGATCCTCGGCCACGAGCTTGCGGTTCATTTTCTTGGTGTGATGCACGAGGATAATGCCGCAGTCGGGCGCCACGGCCTCGCGCAGCATCTCGACCCGCTCGGTCAGGAAGAACATCATCGCCGCGTTGTCGTTCTCGCCGCCGCCGTCCTCGCCGCCGTCGAACACATTGCGGATCGGATCGAGACAGATGATGTCGGGCGCTGCGTCGGCGAAGTGCTCTCGCACCGCGTCGGTGGCCAGGGCGAGCCCCTTGGCATCGAGGATCAGCCTGAGCTTCGGTGTGGCAAAGAGGTTGTCGCGCGCGGCAGCCAGCACCAACGGCTCGAGGCGAATGCCCTGCAAACGTTCACGGAGATAGTGGTATTGGATCTCCGCCTGTAGATAGAAGACGCGCAACGCCCGCGACGGCACAAACCCAAGGAACGGCACACCGGCCGCCATGTGCACCAGCAGGCTGATGAGGAAGTCGCTCTTGCCAACCTTGGGCGCGCCACCGAGCACAAGCAGGCCGCCAGGCGTCAACAGGCGCGGCGCGATAATGTCGTCCGGCATAGGCGAGCGGTCGTCCAGCAGTGCTCCGAGCGAGAAGGCGGCCATCGCCTGCGGCACAGTTGGCGGCGCGTCGAGACGCACGAGCGGTGGACCGTTCTTCTCGATGTGGCGGCGCCACAGCCGGTCCGATTCCTGCTTCAGCCGTTCGATCGGCCAAGTCGGCCTCAGCATGGCGGCGTTGTACTGGCAGATTGCCTCCCAGCCTTCGTTCGGGCTGATGCGGCCCTCGTGCACCAGGCGGATATAATACCCGATGGCGGCGCTGGCGCCCTCGAACCGGGTCCAGGCGTCCTCGCCGCCCGCGTGGACGGGGGTCGTCAGCACCTCGTCGATCGACGGCTTGTTGGTCGCCGTGCCCGGCTCCACGCCGACGCCGGGCATAGCAGGCATGGCGTCGACGGCCTCAGCGAACTCGCTGAGATCGATTTCGGCATGCGCGCGGTGATGACGGATCGCCACGAGGCGCTGGAAGCCGCCCTTGTGATAGATGCTGCCGGCGACGCGGATCGGTTGATGCGCCGAGCGAAAATGCGTATCGCCGCCAACCTTGATGGCGATGTCGCCGCGCAAACGGCAGAGCTTGGCAAGGTCCTCGCCTTCCGCGGGTTCGTTGAGCTTCCACCAGACATGCAGCTTGGTGCCGCCTTCGATCGTCCGGCCGCCGCTTTCCACAACCAGGGTCGGATCGCCGAGGTGCTGGACGAGGTGGTCGAGCTTGGCGCCAATGTCGCCAGCGTCGAGATCGACCACGATGGTCTGCATCTGACAGACGTCGGCCGCTTTCGCCTGGCCGGTCTCAGCGACGGTGCCGGGGATGACGTAGACGGCCGCGCCCTCGCGCGACGCCCAGGCCGCGAAGGTGGCGAGCTTTTCGACGGCGCTACCGTCGGCGTCGATCCAGATGTTGTGCGGCTTGCCGTTGAAGCCCTGGCCTTTGTCGACGAAGCCGCGCACCGGAATGAATCCCTCGCAATAGCCAAAGACCGCGTCGAGGAAGGTCGCAATCTGATCGCGATCAGGCTCTACGCCGAAGGCGTCCTGCTGGAGCGCAGCATCGTTGAAGTCGCGCCACGGATTGAAGTGGACGACTTCGCCCGCGGGCTGATCGTTGTCCTTCTTGTCCAACTCAGGGGTGGCGAGCGAATTCTGTACCTCACCCGCGGCACTGCCATCATTGAGTTCGTCGGTCATTGAGCCAGGCTCCAGCAGCGATTGGACCAGGCGCACAGGCGGCATTCGTGGAAATCGCGCTCGCGGGCGATGCGGGTCAGAAGCTCGCCGGCGTCGGTCGCCTGGAGAATCCGCACGGCGCGATCACTCATGCGCTGCGCCAGTGCGGCGTCGAACGGCACGAGTTCATGGTGGAGTTCGGCGGTGTCCTTGTTGATTGCGGTAAAGAGTGCCGGATTGAGCGCGACGCCCGGCACGCTGGCATCCATGTAGGCTTGGTAGAGAGCAACCTGCGCGGCGTAGACCGGCTTGCTGAGGACAACGCCCTTGGCCGCGGTCTCGCGCCAGTTCTTGGCGTTCATGGTCTTGCATTCCCAGATCGCCGGAACCGCGAGACCGAGTTCGGGTGGTGCGCCGGCAACAATGCCATCAACATGACCGCGGATGCGCCCGCGGGCGACGCAGAAGCCGAACTGGTCACCATCCGGGCGGTTGCCCCTGCGGGTATAGAGGTCGAGGCCTGCCGCACGCAGCCAGCGAATGGCGAGATCTTCGAGGGCGTGGCCGATGGCAAAGATCCGCAGCGTGCGGCCGGAGAAGCCGGCGCCTTCGTCCTTTGGTGCACCGGCGAACTCGAACTGCAGGGCGCGCTCGCACGGGTGGCCGACACGCGAGCCGCCAAGATAGTCCCGCGGCACGCGCGCGGCGTTCTCGCCGGCCAGCGCCACGTCGAGAATCTCGTTCAGGGCTTCGGCAAATGATGCCTTATGGTTATAGTCGAGCATCAGAACGGCACCTCCGGGTTGGCAACAGCGATGTCGCGCATGGCGTCCTGGAAGCCGCCAACGGCGACTTCGATGAGGGTGAGAACCTGTTGCTCGGTCAGGTCGATCAGCCGGGTGTGCCAGCCGATTTCCTCCATCACCTCCGCAACCATCTTCATGGCGTGGCGGATGGCAGATTGTTCCTGTTCGGTGAGGTCAATCATGGCGGACGACCCCCGCTGCAGGTCGGCGAAGAAGAGCTGACAGGTCCTGGAGCAGAACCGGACCGATGGGCGCGGCTGGCTCGTACGCCATGGCTCCTGCCAGCCAAACCCACGCGCCGGACGGCGGCATATGGCGCAGAGCGCAAAGCGCGGGTGCCACCGCTTGAAGCGCTGCGCGGCTGTTTCGGGTAATGGTTGCATGAGGTCTCTCCATCACGCTGCCGCCGCAAGCGCGGCCTCCTCGGCGCCGAATACCAGCGACCGGATCGCCGTCTTGTTGAAACGGAAGGTCAGCAGCGTCGAAGCGCGGTATCGGGTCAGGCTGAAATCCATCCGGCATTCCGGCGGCAGGTAGGCGAGCTGCCGCTCGGTCGGCGGCTGTTTGAGCCAGGAACGGGTCTTGTGGGCGCTCTCGTCGGTCTCGTTGGTGTTGAGCCAGTCGTCAGCGGCAGCCAGGCAAACCGTCTGCTCGCCGACACTGAGAAGCCGGACGCGCTTGTTCTGCGCGCCGCCGACGCCATACCAACGCCCATTGAGGAAGAAGACACCGGCCCAGGCGTCAAAGCCGTTGGCAACCAGGGCGGCGCCGTCGCCATGGAGATCGGCCCATTCGAAGCTCGACCGGGCGAGCAGATCGATCTCGGTCATGACGAAATGGCCGAGCGGCTGGAGACCGGCCGGTCCGCCGGTGCTTTCCCAGACATGGCCGCACAGCGGACATTCCATGACGGCCGCCGGCACCACGGCGCCACATTCGGGGCAGTCCTTGGTCGGAGCCTCGCCGGCCGTCATCTGGCCGTTGAGATCGATGTCCTGCTCGAGCGAGCCGTGGATCAGGCTCGACGTGCCAAAGTCGAGGACGATGCAATCGGTCTTGATGACGCCTGGGTGCTCTTCGGGGTTCACCGTACGCAAGCCGCGGCCGATCATCTGGATCATGGTCGACTTGTAGGAACTGGGCCGCAGCAGCACGACGCAGGACGTCGGCGGGTGATCCCACCCCTCGGTCAGCACCGCGACATTGACGACCACCTGGATTTCGCCGTCGCCATAGGCGGCAAGCGTGTCACGCCGATCCGTGTCGCCCATCTCGCCATGGACGACGGCCGCATGAGCACCGGCTGCGTTGAACGCCGCGGCGACATTGACCGCGTGATCAACGGTCGAGCAGAACACGACCGTCTGGCGATCGCCGGCTTTCTCGCGCCAGTGCGTGACGACGGCCTCTGTCACCGGCGTCTTGTTCATGATGACATCGACTTCCGTCATGTCGAAGTCGGCAGCGGTACGCCGGACTTGCCGTAGCTTTTCCTGGACACCGACGTCGATTACGAAGGTCCGAGGCGGTACGAGGTGCCCAGATGCGATCAGCTCGCCAATACGGATCTGGTCGCAGACATTGGAAAACACCTCGCGCAAACCCTTGCGGTCACCGCGGTTCGGCGTTGCGGTGACACCGAAAATCCGGACCGAAGGGTTACGCTGAACCGACCGATCGATGATGCGTCGGTAGCTGTCGGCGACCGCGTGATGGGCTTCGTCGATGACGAGCAGGTCGAGCGCCGGCATGGCGTCGAGGTTGGCCGGGCGCGCCAGCGTCGGCACCATCGCAAACGTCGTCTGTCCGTCCCAGGACTTGCTCGCCGCATCGACCACCGAGGTCGATATCTTTGGATTGACGCGGCTGAACTTCGACTGATTCTGGTCGGTGAGTTCGTCGCGATGTGCCAGCACGCACGCCTTGGCGTCGGTGTTGCCGATCAGCGTGCCGACAACCGCCGACAGCATGATCGTCTTTCCCGACGCCGTCGGCGATACACCCAGCGTGTTGCGGTGGGTATCGAGCGCAGCCAGGCTGCGCTCGACGAAGAGTTTCTGGCGAGGACGGAGCAACATGGGGGTGCCTCACCTCGCCCAGCCGGGACGCACACCTGCCGCCGGCGGCATGGCGGCGGGCGGCACGCTGGCAGGCGGCGTGGCGGGCAGGCCGATTCCCATCAGCGCGGCGTAATCCTTGTGGTCGCGCGTCACCGCCGAGCGGATTTCGTTCTTGTCCTCGCCGTTGGCATCCGCGCCGACGTCGATGCGCGCCACGAATTCGAGACCATCGAGATCAGCGAAGCCGGAGATCCGGCGGGCGTTCTGCGCCTCGGTGGAGTTGTCCTTGTCGGAGAGCCCGCGGGCGGAGTTGAGAATGCCCCGCACCAGGGCCCGTCCCATGTTGGCCCATTCGGGACCCTTGGGGCTGTAAAGCCCGATCATCGAGAACACCTTGCGCCGGGCGAAGGGACCCTCAAGCACCGTGAATTCGGCGTTGAGGTACACCGCGCCGGTCGTGCCACGGGTGGCGTAGCCGCCGCCCCAGCCCTGGCTCGGATCGTCATAGCCGCCCGGCCGGATGGTCATGCGCACCTTGGTGCGCGTGCCCTTGGGGATCAGGTTTGCGTTCTGCTTGGCGTCGTTGAAATCGTTCCACAACGTCGTCATGGTGGCGTGCTCCTTGCTGTCAGCGATGGTCGGGAGTGCCGGTGACCGCAGAGGTGGGGCGACCAAACACCATCCTCTCGGTTGCCGGCTTGGCGGGGCCGCTGATCTTGTCGAACAGGCGGCCGAGGTGAGCGTCCTCGATCAGGTCGAGGCGACCGGA